TTGTGCATAGGTTTGTCTTTCTGGATGTGCTGCAGCTGGACGTTCAAAGTTTAATTCAAACGCATAAGCAGCTGTTTTAGGCGAGCTGACAACTTTAAATTCATCAACTGTTAATGGACTTACTTGTCCTAACCATTGCCCATTGAACATACACCAATTAATTAATTGAGCTTGGGCTAATGACGTCCTATAGTCTTGTTTGATACCTGCAGCTGCGATTAAGCGTTGTACATATTCTCGGCCATTCCAAGTTGGTGCACCTACCAATGGATATGCTGAACCGTCCCATTGAACCCATCCGTAAGCTGGACCGCCTATTTGTTCGGTATCTGGGTTCATACTTGGACCAACTTCTCCTTGTACATTTCCAAGGATACCTGCAGCAGCTGCTTTGCTGTATCCGTTAGCTAATAGGTAACTCCATAAGTCCCAAGCAAATTTATCTGCATCGCTTGTAACTTCTGATGGATAACCACCTGTTCCAGCTCCAGAACCGCCACCACCATTTTGACCAGGTATAACTTCTTTGCCGCCCACAATCAATCGATCAACTGTCAGAATTGCTTTACTTCCATTTGGACCAAAAAAGTTAAAATTATTTCCAACAAAAAACTGTGTAGGACCAGTAATTAAATGTCCTGTGCCTGATTGGTTAGACAAACCAATAATTTTTTGGGGATTATCTGCGACTAATAGTAATGAATTCCCATCAGAAACTACAGGATTTCCATTTTTATCTGCTAACCCTGGAAAAGGATTTCCCTTTGTTCCCATCGTGCCAACGTGACTATTACCATTCCAAAACTCCATCCCTTTTTTAGTTAATTCCATGATTTTTTTCTTATTATTCCAAGCTTGTAAAGTACCGTTTACCATACGTAAAATATCTCCACAGCTATTAAATGATGTTTCAAAAATATTAGATTTTATTTTGCCAGCTCCTATAAAGTCCGCATTCAATACTCCATTAATTCCCCACGCATTTTTAAATGGACCTTTCCAGCCAGTTCTTGAGAATCCAATTCCTTTGTTATTAATTGCAATCACATCTTTTGCAGTATCCGTGGATTCCGTATCTAAGTAATAATGGGTATTAGGTCGATTTTTAGGATATTGAAGTATACTTCCACCTTCAACACCGTTAATCAAATTAGTAATATAATCTACAAAATCACTCATATACTCTTTTTTTGTCAATGTTTTTATAGCTTCTTGAAAGTCTTGGCTTTGCTGTTTATAAAAAGCAACTTGGATATCTCCCGCAGTGATTTTTATTGTTTTTTCTGCTAAAGCATCATAGACAATTCCTGTAACTTTCGTTTGAATGTCAATATCATAAAGCTTGTGGTATACAGTGAATGTATCGAATAAATTATAGTTACGCATCTTAGCAAATTCTTTTGCTTCTTCTGAATCTGTAAGTTTCTCAATTTCTAATTCAATAGAAACTTTAGGCTTATCACTTCCTGGATATAATGTAGTGAAGTATTTACTTGCCACTTTATTTAAGCTAGCTATATCTTTTACTCCTTGATCTTCAGTAAACTGAATGTATTGAGCGTAAACATCAGGATACTTACTGATATATTCGCTTTTAACTGCATTTCCATAAATCCGTTGAGAAGTTCCGTCTGCTCCACTTTGAAGCTCTGCAAATGGCAAAACTTTAGTAACAATTGATTGCCAATCAAATTTAATGGTTAATCCTTTTAAATCTTTACCATAACGAACAGTTCCAACGTTATCTCGTCCTCTACGCCTTAGCAAAGATAATTTAAAAGGCTCTCGTTTTATTTCTCCGCCCCAGTATTGAAGTAGAGAACCTTGTTCCCCTGCAATACAATTCAATACATTTCTAGCTTCAAATGTAGTGCTAGAAGCTGTATTTATATCAGAATATAGTTTGATATCACAAGGTTCGTCCATGTTCTGTTCGATTAATTTCATTGCTTCTGCACCATTACGATTATCAACTGTTACTAGCCTCACTTGTCTGTTTCCTAGCTTATAAGTACGAGATTGGGCATAAATAACAATGCTATTAGTAAAAGTATCTTTAAACGTTTGTTTGATCTCAAAAATGTGGTATTCTTCTAAGTCATTTGGCTTTGCTTTAATTTGATAGCCATTTTCGAAATAATCACTAAATCTGCTAATCGCTGGATAGTCCATTTCTAGTTCATATTTTCCGTTTGCTTCTTCAGTGATTTCGCAACGTGTCGCATCAACAAGACGTCCTAATCCATTTGTTGAAAAATCTTTTTCTCCAGGTTTAAAAATAACTGGAATCAAACCTTTCGCCTCCAATTCGGCTGAACCTTAAACTCTGTTACTTTACCAGTCCAGCGAAAATTATTCTCTCCACATTTTAAAATCGGATAATCTTTAAAAAGTGTTTTATGATCCAAGATTTCAAATGCTCCACCTGATTTTCTATAAGCTTCTTGTTTTTCTGAATCTATAATGATGTCACCGTTAATTGCTTTTAATGAATATGATTGATTATTGATAAAAAAAGAAATATCCCCAGACCCCAAAATCTGAATAATGGGTTCTGAAGGATATTTTTCTGTATTGATTAACTGATTAGGATTACTTATCCAATATTGGCCAATACGATTTTTCTTAAAAGGTCGGATACTTACAGTAAATTCAAAAGGAATTAAAACCCCGCTTTTTCTTGTTCCTGTAAATTTTGGTGGACTCGTTACAATCGCCTGATAAATATAATGCTCATCAAAATAGACAATAAAATCAGAATAGTTTCCCATATCGAGCCAAAAGGAAATTTCATCTTCTAAAAAAGAAACTTCTTGTAAAGTATTTGCTTTCGCATAGCATGTAATGGTACGTTCTACATTTTTATAATATGCAAAATCAACGGCTATTGAATCATTACCCATTCGCTCCCTAAGCTCTACCACACGTCCTGCAGAAAGTCGTTCAGGTCTTTCTCTCATAAATACATTGAATTCAGAACTATGTTTTCCATTAAGAAAAAACTGTCCTCTTTTAAATTCCACCAAAAGCACCCCCCGTTGCATCACTATCTCTATTTTTAACAATTTGAATATACTTAACGAGGTCTTTAGCCATATCCATTAATTGTTTTTCATTTAAATTTCCCATAGCTTGTATATTGATATTGAAAGTATCACCGCCAATATTAGTCGTAGCATTACCTTTATTTTTAGCTAAGCTTTCTGTTTGAGCTCCTTGTTGGTTGATATATCTGCCAGTAGTAGAAAAATTTGGTAACTCTGTTGGTAAATCAGTCATTTTTTTCACTGATTTGTCAAGCGTTCCTTTTTCTTGGTCAATACCAGCTACAACACCTAATACAATATTTTTACCAATCATATCCCGCATCCATCTTGAAGGTGAATGAATGCCTAAAGCACCTTTGATTTTTTCTTTAATATTACCAGCAACTTCTTTAATTTTTTTATTCACAGCACCAATCATTGAACCAATACCGTTAACTAATCCTTGGATAATATTTTTACCAATTTCAAATAAATCGATATGGCGCATATCATTAAAGGTTTGCTTCACATTTTCAACTGTATCACTAACGCTTCTTTTAAGATTATTCCACGCATTTTTAGCACCTTGTACCAAATTGTTGAAAATATTAACTGTTCCCTGTTTTAAGTTTTCCCAACCGTTAATGATGCCGTCTTTTATACCTGTCACAAGATCAACAATCCACTGTTTAAAATTATTCCAGGTATCTTTTGACCATTGAACAGTTGCGTTAAATGTATCAACTGTGCCTTGTTTTAAGCTATTCCAACCATCAATTACACCATTTTTAATGTTTTCTACTGTTTCAAAGAACCAAGTTTTCAAACTTTCCCATATTCTAATTGCTTCAAATTTAATATTTATCCACGTTTCGATGATAGAATATTTAATTTCAATCCAAACGTTGATTGCTCCATATTTAATGTCAATCCAGAGTAAGGTGAAAAATAACTTCACATCAATCCAAATCTTTTTAATTGTCAACATCAATCCATTGAAAATAGAAGTGACTGAATAGGAAATAGCTGTAACAGTGTTATAAAAGATATTTTTAATCCCGAACCAAATAGTCTGAGCAGCTTCAGCAATATTATCCCAAACGGCAATCATGTTTTCTTTTGCCTCTTCCCATCCACCTGTGATCATTGATGTAATGAAAAGAATTGGAGCTAATAGAACATTTTTTAGAATGGTGACGACATTTTCAGCGATCATTTTGACATTTTCAATGTTCGCTTTCATAGCGTTAACAACCATTTTAAACGCATTTTTGATTCCTGTTACATATGGACCAATATATTTCCAAACAAAATCAAATGCTGTTGTGAAAACATCTGATATTGATTTTCCAACACCCTTAAACCAATCTTTCACATTATCAAAGCCATTTTTAAAACTTTCTCCAACACTTTTAGCACTGTCAGCAGCACTTTGTTTAATATTTTCCCATGTATTTTTTGAGCCTTCTTTTGTTGAATTCCAAAGTCCACTGAAAAATTCCTTGGTACCGTTCCACTTATTTTTAACCCAGTCGGCTGCATTTCCAGGTGCTTCTTTCATCCATGTGCCAGCATTCGAAAAAGCCTCTTTTGTGCCATCCCACATGTTGCTGAAAAATTCCATTGTGGAATTCCAGGCTTTTACAACTACATCAGCAGCGCTTGAGATGACCTCCTGTATATTTTTCCAAATGTTTTTGACAGCATCTCTAAAGCCTTCATTAGTTTTCCATAGATAAATAAACGCTGTGACTAACCCTACTACAGCAGTTAAGATTGCGACAAAAGGATTTGATAGCATTGTCTTATTTAAAATTGCTTGAGCTATCGAAAGTGCTTCTGTACCTTCCCTCCAAGCTTTAAATGCTGCATTCACTTTATTCACAAGCATCAACGTTCCAATGCTGCCAGCTAAACCTGCAAGCAATGGTGCATAAGGTTTTAACGTATCATACAATGTTTTGGCTGTTTTTATCATTGGCGGAATCATCTCGGCAAATTTAGATAAAGCTGCTTCCATTTTTGCCCCTTTGTCAGCAATGATTTCACTTATACTTCCAAAACCCGCACTTTTTAAACCTTCGTCAATTTTAGTTACAACGTTGGCCACACCACGGACGATTGCAGTCTTCATGTTAGCTAAACCTGTTTTAATACCAGCGGTAGAATCTTTAGCAATCTGTTCTAATGATTTAAGACCGCCACCGCCTTCTTTATTTAATTTGATTAAAGCATCTTGGAATTCTTCAACTGAAATTGAGCCATCGGAAAGACCTTCTTTCATCTGACCAGCTGTTAATCCCATTTGTTTCGCCAAAGCATTCAACGCTGGACCCAAACCACTGTTAATCATTGAGTTCCAAGTTTGCGCATCTACTTTACCATTAGAAAATGACTGTGAAAGCTGAATAATAGCATTTTCTACCATTTCAGCAGAACCACCAAAACCGAGGATACCGTTATTTAAAGCTGCGAAAATCTGTTCTGACTTCCCTAAATCATTTGTTGATGAAGCGATTAATTGAACACCTTTAATAGCGCTATCTAACGGCGTAGGCAGCCCTTGGATACTTTTCTTTAAGCTATCCATTGTTTTAGATGTTTCACCAGCTGAAAAGCCCATATTTTCAAACACACGATTTGCGTTATTTAACGTATCTACACGATTAATGGCCCCGTCGATGTTGCTGGTAATCAATCCAATACCTTTAGAGATAATTTTAGTTGCTCCGCTAGCTAAAAAGTTACCAACAAAAGACGTCCATATGCTCCCAAGAGATCGGCCGCCTTTTTGTCCTGTTCTATCAACTTCAACATCAAAGCCTTGTAACTTTTTTACTGCTGAATTTAATCCTTGTGAAAAGCCAGATTCATCCAGTATCATTTTTAAGACTAAGTCTTCATTGTTCAAAAAGTACCCCCTCCCTCTTAGAACATAGTATTTTCATCAAGATATTTGATATTTTCAAATTCGTCTACAGCATCTTTAAATGCATAAATTTTCAAAAGCTCGTTTAAATCTGTGTTTTCGATCTCATTTAAAGTCCACCCATTCTCAAGAAGCGAACTTTTTAGTTCTGCTTCTCGATATTGTGGCGTGTACTTAAAATGAGGATGATATAAAAGTTCCGTTACTTTTTTTTCTGTTCAGAATAAATTGCATCATAACCAGAAGTAACAGAACCTAACAATTGAGCTGTAATTTTCAATAATTCACGAGCATCCATACCGTCAATATATTCTTGTCCAGTAAACTGTTTTTCAAAAATAACGTCAGCAATAAAGTCATAGCATTCTCTTAAAATAGGACGAATTGCTTCCATATCATTTGTTTTTGTTGCTTCTTCTAACCTGATTTGTAAATCCGTACCTGTATCCATGACTGAACCTGGTAAAAATTCTGCCGACGTGAATTGTTTTGTAGTATATTTGCTTCCATCTTTAATCATTAATTTAATTTTTTGTTGAAATTTACTTGCCATTTTAATTCCTCCATATAAAATAGGACGACAAGGTCGTCCTAAACTGTTATTTTTAATCTGCTGTTGTTACATTTAATGTACATTTTGCGGTAAAGTTACCATCTTCTGTTGTGACTACGATTTCCGTTGTCCCTTCTCCTACAGCAGTAACCTTCCCTTGAATTGGTGTTACAGTTCCAATAGCCTCACTTTCTGAACGGAACTGATATTTTTTATTTGAGGCGTTATCTGGTGTAATTGTCGGTGTTAAGGTTGCTGTTTGGCCAACTTTTAAATTTAACTCTGTTTGGTCTAAAGTTACACCAGTAACAGCAGTAGTATTTTCTTTACGTGGATCCATTACCTCAGTAAACCAGTTTTTAATCATCTCTAAGTCGACACCTTCATCGTCTTCATCCACGGAATACATATAACCCAACCCTGGAACATCAACGAAAGACCCCGTCCATTCTGGATGAGTATAAGATACTGAACTTCCTTCTAATGTAGATGTTTCATCAGATGTTAAAGCAAATTTTCCTTTATAGAAAATCGTATAGCGATATTTACCGTTCGATTTTCGGCGACGGTAAGCAAATGCTCCATCTGATGCAATATCATCCGCAGACCGCAATACGCCACCCTTTAATTTTTTTCCCCCTGTAATTTCAGCTAAAACTTCATTTTGGTAGCCGTTTGTTTCTAAAGTAACTTCTGCACCACCAAATGCAACATACTGATCTTGAACTACACTATCGCCATAGTCAGGCGTTGTTTCTGTTGTAACATCTGGTTTGATACTGACAGCAGTACCGATTGTAATTGGCGTTCCGTAAACTGGAAAAGCGCCCGTTTCGTATTTTAGTGGGAACCACGTTGGCTTCTCTACAGAAATGACACTTACATTTTTCATTTTTGCCATCTATTTTTCACTCCATTCAATTAATTGTGGGAACGCAACATTAAAATTGATATGTTGAATTCCGTCTGTTTTAAACGTTTGATAATCTTCTGGAAACAATTCATTTCCGTCCAAATTCAACACATTAAAAAAAGCCCCACAGCTTTCTGTTAGGCTTGTTACTAATTGTTTATCTTTCTTACTATCAACCAGTGCAATATCAACATTGTATGCTTTATTTTGAACGTTTTGACCTACATTATCAGTCAGACTCTCTTCAAGACTTAACACAAAATAAAACGGTTCTGACGATTGCATTACATCATCAAGATAGATAGGCGCATTCGAGAACTGTTTTATTGTGTCAGTAAGCATTTTTAAAATTTTATCGTACATATCTAACCTTTCTTAACAATGATAATCGCCATTTGTTTAAATCGTTTCGGAATATATGTTGCATTAGCTAATTTATTAGATTTTTGCAACATAAATCTGCCTTTAACAAATCCGCCATTTTTTGTTCGGTGGCCATCGTTTACATATCTAAAGTATTTTTCATTATTAATCAATGCTCCCACGATACGACCACTAGACAACTTTCTAGCTTTAATGATTCGATAGCCTCGTCTTAAATCACCCGATTTAATTGGTGTCATAGGTACAATTAACTGATAAATTTTAGCTAACGAATCATTCACCATTGCAGCACCTTCTTTTTCAGCAATGGGTGTCATTTTCTTTAAATTTGCAATAACTTTATCAGCATTTGATTTCATTCTAAGATCGCTTTTACTCATCAATTGAACTTCCTGATAGCACTACTTCTATATGGCTTGGATAATAAAAAGGTTTTTTTGAAAATAACACATGTTTTTGACCTGTACCTTGAGTAATAGTTATTCTATCTCCTTTTTTAACTTTTATATTAGGTTCTAAAAAAAGTTTTTGTTCTTCATAAGAGATATTAAACGCTTCTTTGTTTTCTATTACAGGTAAGTTCCCCATACTTCCTTGAGAGAAAGCACAGGGTAACTTGCCAACATGAATTGGAAAATAAACTTGTTCAGTAATCCCACTTTCCGTATTTTCAATATCGCTCATTCTCTCAATAACACAGGTATCAAAATAAGTAGCTGCTAAAATTTCTGCTTCATTCAATAGAAAAACACCCCGCTATCACAGCCTAAAATACGTTTAATAGCACTGCTATAGTTCTTCATGAGTGATTGTATGTCTTTTGATTCAACTACATAACTAATTGATGTATCACCACGTTTTACACTAGCTACAGACTTATCTATTTCGTTTTTTAAAGCTTTGTAGATAACCTCAATTATAAGTTGTTCAAACTCGTCCCAAGCAATATCAATTTTGCAAGTATTGTAAGAATTGATTTCAAAGATAACAAGGTTTAAAACAGACAAAATCCTATCTTCAGAAGCGTTAGGTAGCATCAATTGAATTTTCTCAACGATTTCTTCTTTTTTTTCATCAACCATAAAGCATCATTACCTAAACTTTAAAAGTATCTGCAGCACGTTCTAATATCTCAATAGCTTCTTTGTCATCTTCTGAAACTACAAATTCATTATTTTCGTTTGCTGTGATAAATTTTTTTGTTTTAGGATGCATAAAGCCCACAAAGTTTTTCTTGTCAAGCACACGATAGGTTACTTCTTTTTTTGCTGTTGCCATTTTTAATTTCCTCCTTCGTTATTATATTTTAGGCTTTCAAGTTCAAGATTGCTCCAGAATTAGAAGCTTTGTATTCAATTGAATACTCACCAACTAATCCAATCCGTCTTGAATCTGTTGTTTTTGCTAATTCTTCCGCACGCCATTCACGTAGTGGACGTAATTTTACATAATTAGTATCAATAGCTGCGATTGTTCCATTAGGTAAATTAGGTTCAATTAACGCAATTCCTGAGCCGTAATTTGAGACAATATTTCCAAGTTGCAATCCAAAAGTAAGTTTATCGCCAAATTGCACAATTTTTGTTGATTTTTCATCCAACTGATCAGTCATTAATTCTTGCATATCAGGTGCTACTAAACATAATTTTTCGCCCATGTATCCTTTTTGGAACATTGTTTTAAATAAGGCATCAATATCTTTTCTTGTTACTGCCCCCGCAGCTGCTGTTTCGACTTTATTCGTTGAGCTAATCAAATTTAAAATTCCGTTCATCTGACGACCTTTAGAACCAGATTCATCAGCCTTTACACCAACAATCAATTTACGATTTAAGTCAATTTTCATTTCTGTAGCACGAAGAGCTACTTGGCTATTCAATTCATTTCCTACACCATCTACATTAATAGCATCTAATGTGCCAGATACAGAAGTTGATTTTCTGAAAATTTCAGTATAGTTGTTAAACCATGTACGATCAGATTCCGCATCTGCGTATTCTCCGCCTTCTAATTGAGCAGATGAATCATCATTATTCATGCCGTATTCTCGCCATTTAATCTCAGTTGACTTGGCAGCTTCAACTTTGCCTGCGCCTAACAAATAGCTTAAAAATGGTGTATTTGGAACTTGTAATGCATTAACTTCCTGTGAAATATCTAAATACTCAAGATTATTTAATGAACTTTTTTTCATTTGTAGTTTCCTCCTAATCGATAAATGCTTGTAATTTTTGTCCTAATGCTGCCTCTGGATTTTCAAACGATTTTGTTTGATTACCAGTTACCATGTTGGTTTGTTGCGATTTATTACCAAAAGCTTTAGTCATTTCTACATTTTTAATAGCTTCTGCATGCTTATCATTTATTGCTTCCAAAAGCTCTGTAAAACCTTCTACAGCCTTCTTAGTAAATTCAGTATCTGAACTAACAAGATTATTTAACATAAATTGAGAAATAGAATCTTTCAAATCTCCATCCCAATCTAAGCCAGCAATTTTTTCTGCAACAAAAGCCTTATTATCACTAGTCACACGTAATGCCTTTTCAGCTTCAAATTCAGCCTGTAATTCTTCTAATTTAATTTGTTCAGGAGTTTTATTTTTCTTAGATTCTTCATACTCCTTAATTGTTGTTTCCTTAATTTTTTCAAGATTATTTTGTTTCCAAGCTTCTAATTGTTTATCTGCAGCTGATTGTGACTGTGATTGTACAAATTTTTGTGCTTCTTCATTTGATTCTACAAATGCCTTAAAATCATCGAAAGTGAAGTCTGTAGCACCTTCTCCTTCAGCAAACATTTGTAAATCCATTGGTAATAGGTTTGGTTTCATTTTTTTCTCCTTTCGCCCCACGATTCGACTAATCGCCCCGCATTGCTTTAGATTTATTTATTGCGCTCCACCATTCAATTAAGCCCAGCATTGCGCTAGTTTAACGTCATTTCGGACAAAATAAAAAGCCTAACTTTCGTCAGACTTTAATTGCTTTTCTTCTCTTAGTAAATGCTCTTCATAATCTGCATCTAAGTAATCATAGGGATCCATCTAATCACTTCCAATTCTTATGGACCAGTTCAGCACCTAACATTTGATAATCAGTGACAGCATCTTTTACATTTTGCAGAGTCCTAGACACAATCGAAATAGTTAATTTACTTTTTCTACCTGGTATAGAATACAAAATATCGACATGGCAATAATTACCACTCCAAACTGATTCAAGCCCATCTTTAACGATATTACCGTTGCCGTCTCTTAAAGTGTGCTTGGTCAAATATCTTTCGTTTTCTTGTTCAAAAACTTTTTTATAGGCTTTTTCTGTACCATTGGTAACTTCTAGATTCAACACTGCTTCAAATAATCCTTTCATAACCTCACCTCCAAATTTAAGCATAAAAATAGCACTCAAAGTTATCCTTTAAGTGCTTAGTATCTTATTTTTTAGAGTTAGCAATTATTGTTTCCTTAAGAACTCTCTTATCCTCGTTAGTTATTCCATTGAAATAAAATTCAGAAACATTATCGAAATGAACATACCCTAAATTGTCTTCTTCTAGTCGATTGAACATATATTCAAAATTTTCTAAAGTTTGTTCAGAATAGTCACCGTTTAGACTACCAAAAGAAAATTCCAAATGTTGCATTAGTATCTTCATTTCTTCACCCCTAACATTGTCCTATTTAAAATGTTATATATAGCACCTTTTTGAATACCATCATACCCACTTATAAGCGCATATATATCTTTCTGAGTATCCATTAAAAAGTTTTTCGATAATAAAAAAGCATAATATTTTGCATCTTCTCCAAAATTATCTGCTATTTTTCTAAAAGCTTCTCTTTCTTTCAAAAAGATAGAATCATCAAGTAAATTTATTTTTTCAAGCAAGTATGCCGTTATCAATTGGCCGTTATTGCCATTATTTGCATATTCTTGTGCTTTAAATTTGGCACTAGTAAAATAACTCCCTCGTCCATTTGCAGAAGACCTAGCTCCTGAAATATCGAAATGGCTTCTTAAAAATCTATCAATTTGATCTTGCGATGTGTCATCACCATACTTAAAATCTACAATACCTCTATAGACTGGTATTAAATCGTCTACATCGGTTACCTTTTGAGGCAAACCGTCAAATCCGTTATTTTTCAATAAATATCTGATAAATTTTGATTTTTCATCGGTATAGGGATTATTTTTATCTGCAAATTTTTTATCTTCAAACAACTTTATCACGTCAATACCTGTTTCATTTTTATAATTACTAATGACATCTTTCGTTCTATTAATTATATCATTAATTCTTTCTGTGTCGCCAATATTTTCTTCTGTTAGTTTAGAAAGACTAAATCTATTGGCTATTGTAGTTGATTTCGGATGATTTAATTTAATGCCCCACTGCTTACTTGCAAATTCATCTAATAAATCACCAAACATCTCTTCATACAATTTATCTATGTCATCACTAATTTCAGGAACCATTGGTATTTCAGTACAACGGCAACGTCCATGATACGGTGGGTGCCAATCATCTTTAATCTCTTTTCCATGACGTCTACCACAAATAGAACAAACACGTTCATCTTCTGCCGACCAGCTTTGTGTTTGCTTAATACCTACATCCTTTAGCGATTTTCTTACACCTTCTACCGCAAAATGTGAATATTCTGTTCTGACAAGATTTTCAATCGATCGATTAAACTTTCCTTGTTCCAATTTAAACATGCCGCTAACAACACCATCGTTTTTCATCGTTCTAAGAGCTTCTAAAACACCTTCGCCACTTGCTAAAGAATTAATAATAGAATTACTTAGACGTTGCTCTAAACTTGAAATATTGCCCCACAAGCGAGATGAAAAAGTTTTGCCGCTCCATGGATAATTCAGAATGTTTTCCAGCTCTTTTTTTGATAAACCAGGTGCTGAACCGCCTAATAATTGCATCAACGTATTAGAATTAGAATTGTAGATTCGTTTTGTAATGTTCTCTAAGTCGTTATTAAATTTACCGTTAACATCACTGGATATTGCTTCACCTGCAAGAGTAGAAAAGATGTCTGCTCGTAACTGTAACAAGCGATTAACTTTCGCATAGTCAAAGGATGGAAAATATTCATCAATAAACTGCTTATAAGCTTCGTCAGACTCCATCAACTTTTCATAGTTCTTCTCAATATACTTACGGTACTTCTCTTGGTCTCGTTTGCTAAAGTCTTCTAGCATTTCACTTTGAGTGATATCGTGTAAATCAGCTTGTGACAACAGCTGTCTTTGAATTTTAACTAAAGCACGTTCGAAAACAGATTCTAGCTCATTAAGAGTTTTCTTTTCCAGTTTCAAACGTGCTTTATCTTCTAATCCACGACGTTTTTCCCAATAACGTTCACTAGCCGTTGTTTTCTTCTTCGTCATTACCTGCACCACCTAGTTCATCATATTCACCGCTAGGATAATCTTGACCTTGTTCTAAATTCATCAAGTCCATTTCATAATCTGGGTCTTTAACAAATGGAATCTGATTAATAATTGTTCGTTTGGATACAAACGGTGAAAGTTTAGGCAATGCATCAGCAAGATAACCGATGTCTGTTGGCAAGCTACGACTGAATGTGAATACAATTTTTGACACATCAACATCTAATTTATCCCTAAATTTAATAAAGGCAGACATCGTCTCAGCTGCCTCTTTCAATCCTTCTTTAAAATACTGTTCTTTAGTATTTGTTTTAGCTTCTAGTGCAATAATTTGCCATTTGCGAGCTTCGCCAGAGCTATTAGACTTAAATACTTCATCATTGAAATCAATTGACTTAGTTACCGTGTAATAAAGCTTTTTCAGCTTATCAAGATGATACTCGTTGAAATCTTTATTAATGTCTTTCGTTACATACCCAACCTTAGCTTGTGGATCAGGCAAATTAATAATACCTAATTGTTCCATCATTCTTTGTGCTTCTTTTTCATCTAATCGTGAGCCACTAATGGCCATATAAGCAAGTTTAAACTGTTCAACTTCGTTTTGTTGGTCTGATAAGCTTCTATCAAATGCATCAGAAAGTTCTTCCGCCACTTCAAAATCGCAATAACGATTCGTGTTATTTTTAAATTCTGATAGGTAAAACGTTTCTAGCGGATTTTCTACTTCCTCAATCAATTTAAATGTTCCAGATGCACTGACTAAATTAGATTCAACATATCTGCTATATATACATATTCTTTTTTTAGTAATGACTTTCATTTCTTCGAAAAATTTTTTTTGATGTGTGTCGTATTTTTCACGAATAAAGATATCTGCATTTTCGTATTTTTCAGCTTTCCATGGTTCGATATTGCTCGCCCATAATTGCCAACCTTCCACGGTTTCAACAGGTTCTAACAAACGAAAAGCAACACCACAAGCTCCTTGAAACCGAGCTGTATCAGAATCAAGCATGGCAAACCGCATATCGTTTACTAACTCTGTTAATCTGTCGAATTCTTCAGGAGTTTTTGTCTCATTTCTGACATTCCCTGAAAACAAGTCTTTTACCTTTGAACCCATTTTTTGCAATATAGATTTGCGTTGTTCGGTAATATCATAATCCCACTTAATTGGAATGCCTGTGAAATGGTCAGCTGCTTGGTCGATAATAGTATTGTATAAACCAGCATGAAGTTTATTATTCACTTTTATAATCTCTGTGTTTGGTTTAGGTCTTCTATCGATCTCATTTTGTTCGCTTGTATAGGCTTTGTACTTACGCTCTCTATCATCAAAAAATGGCTTCATTTCAGTAATAAAATCATTAGGATCGAAAACTTCTTCATTAATTTGTGTAGAATATTTTGTTCGCACTCTTTTATACCGCTTCAAACTTAAATTGTTTTGAAACATTTTCCCACCTCCTAATATTGGATAAACCTCACATTATTTTTATCCATATCTTCACTGAAAGCATATCTTGTCGCATCAATTGTATGGTTGTCTTTATCTTCTAACCTAGGTTTAGGATTACCGTCTTTATCAGTTTGATAATCAATATTCTCAAATTCTTTAGCAATGTTAGGAGTTCTTAATGGATCAATACAAATAAAATCCAAATCGCCTAACCATTCTTCTCCATACTCAACAGAATCAGGACCTTTTTTTACTCCGAAAACTCGTGGCATACCATGTTCACTGTTTAGCTCTGCTATTGATTTAGGCTCTGCTGAATCAGCTGCAATTCTATCTGATATATATCCTTTAGACTTAGCTTTATTAGCAAATTCCCTATTACTAATTTTCACACCATAAATTTCATCAATAGCATAGATGCCATTTTTCTTTTTGTCATAATGCCATCTAACAAATGCTAATGGATCAGTAGCATAACCGAAGTCAAGACCATTTCTGATATTGTCAAAGTTAGCAGCCATTTCATCAGTAATACATCCTTTTATTACTCGTAGATTATCAAAAGGAACAACTCCTGAACCAATAGCTTTGCCGTCATACTCCCACTCAGCACGTTTCGGATTTTTAGCCCTCGTAGCATTAACTTCTTCAATAAATGCTTGAGCTATGAATGGATTATCCTTATATGTTGAATGATGAACGAAAGTATTCTCGGGTTGGAAGCTAGATTCATATTTCTTATTAACCCATGATTGTCGTCGCTTAGGAGGATTGTATGAATAAAAGAATTTATAAAAAAGACCATCTGCTAATTCACCACGTAGTAATGAGTTAGTTATGGTTTTTACATCATCTTCTGTTTTAAACTCGGCTAATTCCTCAATCCAAGCTATAGCAAATGGAAATCTTGAATCCTTTAATGACTTAATTCTTTCTGGATTCTGTGCGCCACGAAAAACAATATAATTACCTCTAGGCTTATAGGTGATTTTCATAGGACTTTTATTTACTTTAAAATACTTAGACACACCTTGTTCTTCAATTGCCCACTTAATCTGTTCAAAAATAGATAGCTCAATCGTATTATCGACATATCTAATGGCCACAGCATTTACAGGATATCTCATAATCAATTGAACGATTATGTGTGCTATGCCAGATGATTTACCTGATCCACGACCACCTTTTTCAACAACATGTAATATATTTGAGTTTAATGCTATCCTCCAAGTAGTATGAAATGCTTTAGGAAGAAATTCAGATAATTTTTTACTCATATTCATCACCTGATATATCATCGATGAAAACTGGCATATCCATGTCTCCATTTGTAGCATCTAAACTAGCTTTAACTTTTTCAGTTTGAACCTTCAATAGTTGTAATTTGGCATCATTTGCTAGCAAAGCATTCTGTTGCTTAATAGTCTTTGTTAACTGATTGCTAATTCTTGTCAATGCTTCCTCAATAGCCAAAATGTCATCTAGTTTTCTAAACGTTTTACGAGTGACTTGTACATCTTTTAAAACTTCTCTCTTAACAGTAACCATTTTCCCATCAATTACCGATGGCTCTTTAACTTTCCGAAGCTGCTGCAAACGTTCAACTTCTTCATCATTTAAGCCAGCCTCTGCATCTTTTATGCGTTTAAGCATTCTATATTGGCGAATTTTCAGGATTCTTATTTCTTCATCCAAAATAAAAAAAGGATCATCATTCAGATTAGAATAGATGTCCTTTTCTTCATCAGATAACATATCGGCAAATATTGTTTCGTATTCGCCTGTTTTAATAGCGTTCTTATTACCAAGTGGTGGCGAGGCTCGGCTATTACCTTTGTTGCCTACTGCGTTCTTATTACCAAAAGGAGCGCCTCCCCGATTAGTAACGTTACCTTTTGCATTGGTAACATTACCTTTCAATTCAGCACTCCATTTATCAATCGATTTCCATTTTCTAATTTGAGAATCTGAAACATTTAATTCTTTCGCTAAATCTTTAAGAACCTTTTTGCCGTTTGAATCCAGCCAAATTTTCTTAGCTTCATCTCGGCGCGGGTCTCTTTTTCTAGCCATTCAATTAACACCACCTCATTCCTCATCTATTGTTGAGTTTTGTTTCTTATATTGATTCCTATATTTTTCCTGCCATATGATACTTTAAATAATTTTTAATATCGTAAAAGTTTGAGTCTAAGTAATCATATGAGTTTTTATTATTTTGTTTTGCATAAGCTTCCACTACTGCCCAATAATAACAACAATATAACTCTTTTTCATCTATGATTTCAGAAACGTTTGTTTTCTCATAATAATGGTATTCCTTCGACAGGTGCTTGTTGATTTTTCTTAAAATATCCCTAGCTTCTTTTTTATCCCCTGACCATATAAGTTCTTCGCCTTTATTTGCTAATTCAACATAATAATCAATATGTTCTTTTAGTTCATCCACAGATATATCTTCTTTATCAAAAGGAATAACTATTCTATTCATTTATACCACCTCCTTCTTTAATAAGTATACAATATTGTTTTAGTTTATTGGGCGTTGGTCGAGTATCGAAAATTTAAATACAATAGTCAAATGTAAACAACCTCGATAAAATGTAGGTTAAATTAAAAATCTGATATCCTTTTTCATGTTCTCTCTCCTAGTTGTTTTTATGTAATATTTGTTTATTGTAAGACAAACGCTTCAATTCCTGTTATACTCACTGCAAGACAGCAACTCCTTTTTGCTTCATGTAACACTTCCAGTTATTTCAAAACATAATCTGCTGTCTGGCCACTAGATATTTTATCTGGTGGTTTTTCATGCGAAAACAATCCAAATATCCGACAAAACTTGACAGCTGTGTTACACTTGTTTTAGGTAGCACTCTTTCATAATAGCTAAAGTTCATAAACTACAAGTGACACGAGATTTTCACTAACGCTACCTAGCCACTAGATCCCATTTCTAGTGGCTTTTTTATGTACGAAAAAAAGACCACTCAAAGAGTGATCTTTAATATTATTTATCTTTTTTGTATAGTTCTTGAGATTTCTTTTCATTATAATCATTAAGAAAAATTCTTAAATCTCGTGCTAGCTTTTCATTCTCATGTTCTTTCACTTTCTCATCTTCCATACGTTCAAACTTAGACAATATGTCTTTCCGAATTATTAAAGTATAGTATATAATAATTTGTATTAGCGTTCCTAACATTATTATAACTAATATTCCTAGTATTAATACTAGGAACCCATGTATTAATGAAAATAATAAATCGTTTAACAAAGATAATAACGTAAAGAGTGACGAACTAAAAAAACCTAAATTAATCATTCTTATTAAAAACTTTAAATCATCTTTATCTTTTAACTTTCCAAAAAAAGAATTAGAATCTGCACCTAAAACAAAAGAATATAATGAAAAATATATACCAATTAAAACTGTGGCAACTGTTATAATATTATCATTTTTATAAACTAATGCATCTACTAATATAGAATAAACTATATTAATATCGTCCTTAAATATAAAAAAAACTAAACCAGCTATAAGAGTGCTCATGACAACCAAGATAATCAGTATGCTATGCAATAATTTATCCAATAATTTCATCCGGAACACTCCTATCATCCTCTATTTTAATTTAATTTCGTCAATAGAAATATTCTTAAGTGGTAAAAATTTACGGTACTCAGGATTTTTGTTTCTATTGTGATAATCATAATAATGTTCAGTAAATTTATTTGCTAAAAAATCAAAACCATTTGATTTTATCTCTCCTAAATCAGTATTGTATAACCCATCCAATTTAAGATTGATTGTTTCTTTTTCTTGAGTTTTTGGATTTAAAAAAGTTACTTTGGCTGATACTAAGTAATCTGATTTTATATTAATCATTTCTAAAATCTTAGATACCATGTCAGAAGACATATTTTTCCTCATTCTACCTTTTTTAAAGACGATGGTTGTTTCATTAGCCCCCATCTCTTTACCAGCGTTCACCGGTGACTCTACTGCCTTCTCCAACAATGTTTTATGTTCTCCGTAATCTTTAAAAACAGAATTTAATGAAAAATCATCATTTTTAACAGTAATGACGATTTCTTTTATGCTCTCACTTGCTTTGACTAAGGATAACATTTTTTCTTTTATAATAGGTACTAATTTAACCGTATATTCATCACCTTCAATGAATTGACTCAAATATCCTTCTAAAGCATTTTTTTTAGGACCTAAATTAGTGAATTCCATTAATAAAAGATGTGCTTCACAAATAAATAAACAAGTATTAGGTTGGTAAACATCACCAGATATTTCTTCTAATTGCTCAGATCCAATTTCGCCTGCAAAAGGCTTATCTTCAAGAAATTTACCTATCCAAACTGTTCTGTTCCCTACTTCATACTCATAACCATCCATAGCCATACCATTATCTTTACGTTTCATTTCAGGAAATCTATGTCTAGATAAAAAGATGAATTTACCATCAACTTCTTTTGTTCGATCCTTTGCTTGTTTATTATTTATGTGATCAATCAAGTTACTAATAGGGTAGTCCGTTTTCTCACCATTTTTACAAATAAACACGTTAAAATACAAAGCTTTCATCTTAATCCTCCACATGAATTTATATCTACTATATTAATTAAATCAAAAAGAAGTCAGAAAAACAAGCATTTTTCTTGACTTCTTTCTAGTAGATATAATCATAAGGATTACAATCCATATTATACACAAGAACAAACGTTCGATCAAGTGTAACTAGTACTTACAAATAAAAAAGAGACACCAGCTTGCTAGTGTCTCATCATGAATGTAGTAGAAACATCTATTGACGATCCTAATTTTATTTAAGCAGCAAAAGCTACTTACTGGAACAATAGGAGTCGAACCTATACCGACGGTTTTGGAGACCACTGCTCTACCAGTTAAGCTATATCCCATTAACACTCACAAACCTGTAGAAAAAAGAGAGAGGAATTACACCCCATTTCTTTTAGTTTGAGAACGTCTGATTTGTGAGTGATCATTTGCAAACTACATACCGCTATCTTGACAAGTGCTTTCAGCGTACGTCTACGTGTAAGCTTAATGCCAAGTTTATTGCAATATTTGGCTACCTACGATTAAACGAGACCAAAAGAACTGGACTTTCCACATCCTTATTCTTTATTTTTTTGTAGGTAGCCTCAAAAGATAAGCGAAACGGAGCTAAGATAGGTAATGCATGCCTTACCTCGTTTCCTTATCTTTCGACACTACCATAGTAACATCTAAATATTGATAAAAACCGCCAACTTTCCGCAAAAAAACCGCCAAAAATTTTATCTATAGGCGATTATTTTTCCATTTCGATACGCTTCAGCAAATTCAATTAAAGCTTCTGATTTCATACGTTGAATACTTCTTTCAGAATATCCAACTTCTCTAGCAATCTTGTAATTAGAGTAATGATCCTGCACACAAAAACTGTAGTGCAGAATTTGTCTACTAGTCAAACTCAAAGCCATAAGTGCAGATAAAATTGCATCTCTTTCTGCTTCTGCATCAGCTAATTGTACCAGTGCATCTTCTGTTTTGTTTCCGTGGCTTTGGCTTTTAGGCATCTCTGTAATAATTGGTGATTTTAAATCTATCAAAGAACGACCAGCTATTCGCTCTAAACGTCTAAAACTCTTCAACACATTTCTAGCATTCGCTTTTGTTTGTCGAAAATCTACTTCTTTTAACAATAGAATCAAGTGAAATCGCTCCTTTTATGGTATAATAATTTATAATAAACATATCATCATTTAAGAGTTGCTTAGCGGAAACTAAGTAGCTTTTTTTATTTATCCAAACATATATAAGAAATGCTTATTCTTTGCTCATCAGCGACTCTATATGATATAAATTATACTAAGAATACTATTCCAATAGCTATTCACTTCTCAGCCAGTCGGCGGAAACCGACTGGCTATTTATTTATCAAAATATTCATCACTCATACATGTTTGTAGTCAACAAATTATTGGTTGACTATAAAGAAAACAATAATAATTCTACAATATTTTACAATCTTCCATTCGTCATCTTTCACATCATCTTTATTCATTTGATATTTTCCATCTAATAAATATTTTTGGCATAGAAAGTATTTTCAAATCTATTTTTCAATGGTATAATCACTTTAACTTTCTTGGGGATTTTATTTATGAAATAAATTTCCTCCTTTTCTACATTAACTTCTGGTAAACAGTTAATAGTAGTACACGTCTCTACAAGAGATTTATTGTCGATTTTTAATCGGCTATTTAATAGCACTTTATTTGGGGAAAGTGCTAACTCACACCTAAAGAACAACTGGCGGAAAACAGTTGTTTCTACCACATAAGTCAGCTAGTGGTCAGCTGGCTTTTTTTGTTGCCTTAAATTTCATAGTAATGTATTATTAATTGTCTCTATCTGAGATGAAAATGTATCTATAACTAGCTAGCGGAAACTAGTTAGTTTTTTTATACTATTTTTTGTTGGTTTTAAAACTACTTAGCCTTTTTATATAAATGTGAACGTCGAATAATTGAATATTAAATTCTTTAAATTTAAGCATCTTCTTTACTCGCTTTCTAACCGAATAATTCTCTTTGATCTGTTTACCCGTTTTACCCACTACACTTGTTCCTCCAAACTTGTAATTTCTAGTTCTGTTCGTGGTCGTATACTGTACAACTTTTGACAAACCATTACAGCAATTTGACCATCGTTTTTATATAAAATACCTTCGGCAGCATCAGTGACTGCTTTGAAATAATTATCCAAATCAGGCTTTTTATCGCAATATTTCCGCTCTAATTCCACTTCTAAGCGTTTCTTATTAGAGCTTAGTACATATTTAGGAGCAGAAATATAAAACATCACATGTGCGAAAACTGGTTCTTTTTCAATCAACTTTGCTCTTGATTTACGAAGATAATTCTTTACTTGATTTTTGTATTCTTTCATCGCTCGATCTTCGTAGGTTTGAACATAATTTCCGCGCCTTGCGAATCTTGGGCGACTTTGTGGCTTAGGCTCAATCGGTAGAATAATTCGCATCTTTTCCACCTCGAACCTTACAAATCGGCTTCTTTGACGAATACTCCGTTTACCATTTCCCCTTGGCGATTTTTGATTTCGCTATATGCTTGATTTAGGCATTCGTATAAGTCCATGTTATTTTGCATAGCGAGAATAATTAATGTCACAACCATATCACCGATACCATCTCTTAGGTCGTTTTCGTTGTTTCTTGCCAATGCAGCACCAACTTCTCCGACTTCCTCAATCACTTTTAGCATTTGCTTTTCGGGTTCCGCTTTATCTAAACGCTTTTCTTTCGCCCATTCTTCCACTAATTTAACTAATTCATTCATCTAAAATTCCTCCCCGAAATCTAATTCACGTTTTAGCTTGCTGTGAATCGATTCTAGCTCTTTTTTGTATTCTTTGACTGTTTGTATTGTTTTACCACTAGAAAGCACATAATCGCGTTCTATTGCGACGAGAGCCTTACTTAAATTGCCATAATAACCAATCAAAGCGAGAGACTCTTTTTCTGTACCGTCTTTATCAGTCAAAATGGTTAACTCTCCGTGTTCGTTTCGTCTCGCTTTATTTACGATTACTTGCTTATCATCGCTAGTAATTCGATAATCAAGTACCTTCATTTCAATCATGATTTACTCTCCTCCCGACAATTCTTGTATTTGTCTTTTTAGAGCTGCTTGCTCTTCTGGTGATAATTTTTCCTCTTCTTGTTTTGGTTCATTTACCCAATCTGGTAATTGTTCTTGTCTAACTGGAGGATTCGTATATCTTGCTTGCGTTGTCGTTTCAGACAAGTCGTATTCATCGTTAAAACGTTCATCACGTATCCAGCGGAACAATTCTTGTGGATGATACCAGTCGTTTAATTTGATATACTTAAGATAAGCTTTGTATCCTGTTTTAAACCGTTCGAAGTCTTCATCTGACTTAATTTTCTTTAAGAATTGCTCTTTGGCTTTTTTCTTATTGGTTTTCTTCGGATATGTTTTCCAAACTTTTTCAAATAATTCAGACATGGTTGAACTTTGTTCAACACTATATATATTCTTTGTATTATTCTTTGTATTATTAATTAATGTATTATTCTCTGTGAAGTTTTCTTCACTAGGGGTAGTGAAATTTTCTTCATCCCCCTCCTGATGATTTTTTCCATAGGTGATGAAATTTTCTTCACTAGGGGTGTAAAATTCTGTATCAGTTGGATACGGTAAGATATAGATATGTCTCCGATCTACCATTTTGCTGTTTGGCTTATAAAAAATTTGCATTTTTATATAGTTTCTTTCTTCTAACTGTTTCAGCCATGAAATAATTGTTCGCTTGCTAACGTTATACAGATTTGCAAAATATTGATTCGTTGCCCAACAATAGCCTCTTTCATTTGCTAATGCCGTTAGCTCTCCATACAATAATTTTGCATTCCCATTTAAGTGGTTATCATAGCGAACAATCGCTGGGATAATGGCGTAATATCCTCTATGTTCATTCACTAGTTATCCTCCTCATCAACAACGACCGTATAAACATATTTATGCTTAATTTCTCCGTTAACGACTTTTTTTATTGTTTGTGCTTCAATAGCTATTCCTTTACCATTTCTTGAACCGATATAGACAAATGCTAATAGTTCAAAAAATAGTTTTTGACTCGATGTTAATTGCCTGTATTTTTCAAGTAATTCCTCTACCAAACTGTTAACCTCCGATATTCAACTTCTTACGTTCTTCAACGTTTAGTTTTACTGGTTTAATTTGATACTTGTTTAAAAAGTTCTTAGTACCTATCTGATGTTCTTCTTGATGATGTTGACGACAACCAGCGTAAAAAGTAAATGTTTCGTGATTAATCTTTTGACGATTTCGCCCCATACCGACTACCTCGATATGACAAACATCGGCATGTTTCCCACAAATACAACACTTACGGTATTTAAGGCAGTAATAAAACCATTTGTTATTTTCTAGCAAGTATTGGTAGCTCTTTTCTAGTGGTACATCATTTTTCAAAATGAATTCGATTAAAAAACTAATCCATTCTGTTGCTTCATATCGTGTAGCCTTACTATGTTCAAAATACACGCCACTTTTAGCTTCGTAGTAATACTTTAAAACTTCCTCTATCCATTTGGGTTCGTCATAACTCCAACGAGCTATATCAGCTATTAAAACGTGAGAAAGTGCATTCTGTTTTTGAGACATTTGTCGATTATCTAATAGTTCAACTTTTACTAAATTGTCATCGTTGTTAGCTAGGAGTTTGAGGAAATTCGAGTTGATCTCATCCTCAAACTCAATCGCCAATTTATTTCCTTTGTGTTTTATGATTTTTCCAATCATTCAATCACTTCTTATCTTCTTGAACCTTCTGCCTAGATTCATAAAAATTTATCCACTTCGCAAGCAATTTAGAAATAACACCATAATCATAAGCACTATATTCTTCAAATACTTTTTTAGGATTCAAATCAGAATCATTTATAGCTAACGATTTCACAGCTTCAAATTCTTGCCCTGCCAGCTCGGCTACTCTACTAATTGATGCGTTCAACATATCAATTTGCCGTTCAGTAATTGCAGTATTTTTTAACTGTTCTTTTTGGTATTTATCAGGATCGTCATCATCTGTTGCGATATTAAAAAATTTCAATAAAAAATATTTTTCCGCATACGTTAGTGCTTTTCCTACACCCTTTTCTCCTTCAATATCTACTCCTTGGCTATACCATGAACAAGCAACAATCTCAGAAGGATTATGAATATTAATCCATGTCATCATTAACTCTAGCTCTGTAAAATACGTTGTACGTTTTTTGGCTACAGGCTCTTTCTTTACTTTATCCGCTTTCCATACCTCATCTTGTGATTCCCGAACTTGATGAGCAACAATTTCTGGCTTCAAAATTAATCCAACTTGATTTATGACTGTATTTAATGCGGATAGTACATCGCTTGACCCCACATAGCTGTACTGCTGGCCACGTTTACTTTTTTGAATATATGGTGCTTTTTGTCTCACATACGCTAATTTTTGATAAACATTCAACTTAGAAAAATCTGTTTTGGTTGCTTCAGCCATTCAATAAGCCCTCCTTATATCTTTTTCCTGAACTCACATATTCAATTAAATACACGTTTTCTTCGCCTAATTCTTCTATCAAATCAACGATTGTATCTTGTGTAGCAATTTTTTTACAGGTGAGTACTGGTTGTCCTGTATAAAGACATTTCATTGCAAAAGTTAGCTCAAACACACCGTCTTCATCAGCAATTTCATTTCCAAAGCAATCAGTAGTGTCCACTGGATCATCTTCATAGGTTTCCTTATATAGTTTTTCAGTCGGCTCTGTTAAATATCTATCTAGTACATTAGCTTCTCTACGATTCATTCACAAAACCTCTTTTCTGTGTTAAAATTTTTCTAGTATAATTTTGTATGCGACTATTTGTTTGGCGGCTTAAGTCGCTTTTTTGTCGTCATGCGACACCTCTGCGCTCTTTTTATTGCTGGTACCATAAATCAGCAATTTTTGGGGCTTGCTTTAGTTTTTCTTTTCTTGTCATTTAATTCTACCTACTTTCTTTGCCATACTTTAACTTGAAAGGTGATGAATAATTTGAAAAAATATTTTGATGTTTTTGTAAAATGTGTAACTACTATCGGAGCTTTATTTGCTATTTGGAATGTGATGCAAAACAACAATCAAATAAAAAAAGTTAATTATGAAAATGAGCAAAATATAAAGTTAGAACAATCAAAAAATATTTCTGTTTGGAACAATGAACAATCAAATAAAAATAGCCCCATATCGCTCGAAAAAATTCCAAATGTGATAGCTAATAATTCGAATCAAGCACCAGTATATAAAGTATTTGTTATTTCTATTCCTAATAAAATAGACAATGATTCATTATCTAAAAAAGTATCTTTCGCTTCAGAATTTAACAGCTATAAATATTTAGAAACTCTGCCGCCAGGAAAAGTCGAATTAAGTCTTCCTGTTTTACCAAATGCTATGGGGGGCATTCATGGTGTACCTATAATATTTTTTACGGATTTTAGAAATGTTGAATGGTATAGGGATCAACAAGGGCGCCTCATGGAGTATCCCAAATACGAAACTTTTTTAAATAAAAATGGAATTAATCCACCATATCGTTAAAAATTGTCAATACCGCTAAAACAATTAATACAATAGATGCAACCGAAATTAATAAGCCGACAGAGTCATATAAGAAATTTGTAGGACTTTTCTTTATAATATTTATCCATGACACTAGCGAATCCCCTATAAAAAATGCCATGATTAACAACATTGATATTAAAAACGTTCCGATAAATTTTTTCATACAGAAGTACCTACCTTTAATAAATTTGAAATACTCCTCTCTTATAAACAGCTTGGAGTATTTACTTTTTTTGCTTGGTTTAACTTTTCTTTTCTAGTCATTTCAACTCACCTCGAAAAATCTTCGATAATATATCCATCAAATCGTTTGGATCATCTGTGACAAAAGTATGTGTATTTTTAGTCGTAGTTTCTGTTGCAATACCGTACATCTCCTTTAATAAACGATGTTTTGGACAATCACAATCTGATTGTTCCAGTTTTTCTTTTGTTAGTGTATATTGGCTATGTGCAGCAATGGCTACTATCGTGCCTTTTCCAACTTGAGATATTGCCATCTCTCCTTCTAAATCGATAGCTGCCAAAGATAAAGCTACATCTTCTTTCTGGCATTCTTTTGCTAGTTTTTTAATCAATTTTTGAATTTTATCGTTCATTTTGGTATACTCTCCTTAGTTCATTTTGTATGTGTCCTAATCGTTGGCAGACGATTGGGGCTTTTTATTTTGTCTTTTTTGAAAATGCTGATACTCCGCTTCATCCCAGTTGAAAAACCAACGGATAAAAAGAGGTACACTTATTGTTGCCAACACTGGAACTGAAAAGTGGCTTTTCAATAACACACCTAGCGCAATCATCAATAAAAATGCGCCTATCAATCGTGTTTCACGTATTACTTTCATATTTACCCTCCTATAATTTTTTTGATATAATTCAGTTGAAAGCGGGGTGTCAAAATGTTTTTTGTAATAAAGAAAGCTTCTAATAAAAAATACTATTTTGTAATTAAAACCGAAGAAAATGAAGTAATCGCATCAAGCAAGACTTATTACTATAAATCTTCTGTTTTAGAAATTATTGAATCCATCAAAAGTGATATGGATCAAAAAGCTATTATTGTTGACACTACTTTTAACTGGGGATAAGTTAAGGCTTATCCTTTTATCATTACTATCCTATTTCTTTAAACATATCTCCATTACCATTAGCCATATCAATTCTTGCTTGTAATTCTAAGTTAGGCTTCCATCTAGGAATTAGAGCTACAGCCTCTTCATATCGAACTTTTGGAATGTCTACATAAGATGCTACATCGAATAATGCTTTCAATTGTTTATAACAATTACTAAAGGCTGATTGCTTAATACTTGAATCCTGATAAGCCAATGCTTTTTTGCCACCTAATACTTTGATAACAGTTGATGAAACTAGCCCTTGTATCTTTCGTTGTTGGCTTCTATTAATTGTAGTTTCTGTTTCTAGCTTATCTAAACGTTGATTTACAAGAGTCAATCCACGTTCATGTTTTAACGCAGCTTCTAATAACAATTCTGTGTTATTAATCGGTAAGTTTGATTGAGTTTTAAGCAGTTCCTCCATTTGGTTAAAAGCTTCAATGTATTTCAGTTTAAACTTAAGAGCTTTTTGACCAGTGAATCCCATTGCTAGTAGCGTGAATCCGTCACGGTTCATAATGATTTGTCTATATTTTTGTTTGTTTTGTGGATGAATATAGCTATCTTCGTAAAATAGCCCTGCGTAATTTTCCGCAACCCCCTCTTTTAAATCATCAATCGCTGCTAAAACATCACGATGATTTTTATTAAACGTTTCTGCGACTTGCAAACTAGTTGTTACTGCTTGTTGGTTTTTCATAATTACTAAGTTGTCCATTGTTTCTGTATCGTCCTTTCCTTTAATCCCAATGATTCATGATGTCATTACAAATTTTTATAGCTTCTTTAGCAGGCCAGTATCTTTTTCCCTTGCTAGTACCAGGCTTTCTTTTCTCGATCATTTGCATACGTTTATCTTTTACAAAATTTTGTTCAACTTCGGGAACAGACATTGAATACCTTGACGATAATTGTTTGATGTCTAAATACTCGGCACGTTCATTTAATCCTTGACTAGCTTCATTTATGACTTGTTCAAACATTTTTCTCAGGATTTTTTCAATAATGTTGTATAGAAAGTTTTTTGAAGATGTATCTAAGAAATTTTCCATTTTCATTCCTCCTATCTGATTTTGTAAAAGTCGATAATTGCCAAAAGTGTTTCGTGTGCTTTTTTACTTTTATTTTTTCCGTTCAGATAATCGATCAAATCTTGTCTTGGAATATCAAAATAGGTAGCAACACTAACCAACGAAATTCCCTTACTTTCAAAGTAATCACGAATTTTTTGACGACTTACTGATGTGTCTGGCATTTTTGATGCTCCTTTCTTTAGTATTAAATAAGTTAATTTGATAGAAATAAAAAAATATTGTTGACATTTTTACGCTATAGAGTAAAATGGATACATAAAGAAATAAACCTATAACAAAGCCTTTCATATGCACTTGGTCGCCAAACTCAATGCTAATAAGGTGTGTTTTAGTTTGTTTCTTTTCTATCAAATTAACTTACGAATCAATAATAACTCTATAGAGTAATTTTGTAAAGACTTTTTTACTCTTTTTAGTAAATTATTTTTTCGTGTTGGAAAGGAATACTGATATGACAACATTTGAAAGGATAAAAAATTTAGCAAAACAAAAAGACAAAAGCCTTCAACAAGTTGCTAGAGAGTTAAAATACGGTGAAAATTATTTTTATAGTTTAAATGCAGGAAAACAACCAACCGCAGAAAAACTACAAGAAATTGCCAATTATTTTAATGTTTCTGTAGATTATTTGCTTGGACGAACTGATAATCCAAATTCTGATAACTTAGAAGAAGATGAAATTGCAACTTTCTTCCGTGTAAATACAGAAGATTTAACCGAATCCGAAAAAGATCAGCTCAGAGAAGAGTTAAAAGAGTACTTAGAATTCATGAAATCAAGACTTAAAAACAAATGATTGGATGACCCCTATGTATTTAGACTACGATACTTATTTTGAATATCATGACCAGACATATATTATTATTGAAAAAGTTGCCAATTACTATGGAATTGAATTAAAAGAGTTAAGATGGAAACACTACAAAGATTATATGATTGACGTAGAAAATGTTGACATAATTCCCTATAGTTTCGGCGATGTTTCAAGAAAAATATTTTCAGGAAACATAATAAGATTTCACGATAAATGCGGAATTTCCTACAATTCAACAATGGTTAAAGGAAGGCAAAATTTCTCAATACTTCATGAATCTGCACATTATTTTTTTGATATGAATAAGGAATGCAAGTCTCAAAGTTTTTCAGATTTAATTACTGGAAAAGGATACACTAGCGAAGATGAACCTAAAGAAATAAGAGCTAATATATTTGCATCCCTTGCTTTAATAAACAATGAAGCATTGAAAGAATGTTTAAGAAAACGAATGTCTTTCCGTCAAATTTGCGAAGAATTTGAAATGAGTGCTGCAGCACTATACGTAAGGCTATATGATTTTTTAACAAAAATATTTTTATTAAATCCATGCTTAGCTAGATCAGCTATTAATCAATATAGATATAACTGTGATTCAACAAAATTAATTAGTTATGTAAAGATGGTTTTATAGATTTTTAGCAACGGTAAAATGAAAACACAAAAAGCCCGTGCTGGGCACACGGACTTAAACCTCATTTTGAGATTTACTGACAAGTATATTATAACAGAAATGAGGATTAATTTAAAAATGAAAAAAATTGTTACTTTAAGTTTATCATTATTACTGCTGACTGCTTGTTCTAACGAAACTAAACAGGTTTCAAAGCAAAACTCAAGCTCTACCACAATTACATCCGAAAAGAAAGATATTTCTGATTCTAAAAAAATTAATAGCTCAAGTAGTGAGTCATCAACTATACATTATTCAAGTACACAAACAGATGAAACAACTCAAATGGAATTAGGTGGGTCTACCTATTCCCAAATTTTAGAGACTTATACTCAAAAGTTGACTACAACTACACCTATATTGATTGAAGAACTGCGAAATGAAGGAGAACCTATAAAAGGTAATGTTTCAGCATTAGCTGAGGTTTTAAACTCTAAAATAGGAAAATTAGCAGATATTTCAAATGCTGGAATTTCGGAAATGGCAAGCATACAACTTTCTAATAAAGACGACTATTCATTATATGAATCATGGGCAAATAAACTAACAGATGTTTATACTGCTGAAGCAAATAAGTTAACAGACTTGTATACCGAACTAGCTGCTGTTAACACGGAAATTTCTACATCACAACAACCATTGCCATCTACTCAATCATCTTCAGCAATTGAACAACCTCAAAGCTCTGAAGCTGAACAACCCGTATATGACAAAGTACGAAGCGGCGAAGGAGCTCGACAAGTAGCTGAGAGGAATGGGTTAACCTTAGAACAACTATTAGCATTAAATCCTGGAATTGACAGCTCTGTTTTTTATCCTGGTCAACCACTAAGAATTAAATAAAGGAGAGAATTTTTATGAAAAAGATTAAATATTTTATTTATACACTACTATTGCTTATTGTATTTACTGCATGTGGAACTAAAGAAGTTAAGCCTGATTATACTAGTAAAGAAGCTGAAACAGCACTAAATAACGGCGAAGATTTAACAGGTAAAACTGTGCAATTTACAGTTGATAAATATGTTCCTGATGGCTCATTAGGATATACAATTCAAACTGGAGATCATTTAAACTTTGTTTCAAGCAAAAATCCAGATGTAAAGACAGGGGATAAAGTAATTGCAAAAATAAAGAAAGTTGAAAACCTTATGGGATCTTGGATAATTACTTTCGATAAAAAATAATTCTCCCCTCTCTGGTGAGTTCTAGCATGTTCGATTCATGCTAGGGGCTTTAAATGAATATTGGAGGTGAAACTATGGCGAAACTAAATTGGTCCAAAAAATACAAATATGTTTTTTCGTACTCAAACAAAAAAGGAACTTTTTGGGGATATCGCTATCCTTATTACAACTCTCTAAAACACCGAAAAGAAGCTAGCAAACGTGGATTTGAAAGTGAAAGAGCGGCGAATAAAGCATTGCTAAAAATCCAATATGATTTAGAAACACAAAATACTTCCTTCATCGAAAATAAACAACTCACCATAGATGAATGGATCAAAGTCTGGATACCTTACGCCCAAGACAATTGGAGTGTTTCAACAAAACAAAATATTGAATCTGCTATCAAATTTCACATATCACCATTAATTGGAAATCAGAAACTATCTTCTTTAAATAAGATTACCTATAAGCGAGAATTTATTGACAAATTAAGACAAGAAAACAAATATACAGAATCCACGATTCAAACGTGGCATAAAATTGTAATGAGGATGATTAACGCTGCGGTACACAATCAAATCATCCCTAGCAACACGCTAACAGGCTTTAAATTTGATTTAAGTAATAATGTTCGTTCATTCTCTAAAAAGGAATTACAGCGATTTATAGCGGTTTTAGAAAACGAAGATATTCAAACGCAAGTTATATTTTTGACTCTGCTAAAATCTGGAATGAGAAAAGGTGAATTGATGGGGCTGCGTTGGAGTGATATTGATTTAAACGAAAAATATTTCGATATCAATTCTACACGTGGCGATTATGGTGAAAATAAGCCGAAAACAAAAACTAGTATTCGTAAAGTTTATTTTGACAACTCATTACTCACTTTAATAAAAAAATACAAAAATCATGAGAAAGAACGGCTTTTTAGAGAAGGGATAATTTTAAGCGATAAGGACTATTTTATTTTAAGTTCTCGAAATTTACCTATCAAACAATCAAGAATTACGTATATGTTTCGCCTGTTATGTGAAAAAGCAGAAGTTCAAAACATAACCGTACACGGCCTAAGACATACCCATGCAACGTTTTTAATTGAAGCAGGAGCAAACATTAAGTACGTTTCAACTCGGTTAGGACACAAGAATATTAATATAACTTTGGATGTTTATAGCGATGTGCTAAAAGAAGAAGAAAAAGAAACAGCTGATATGATGGATAAACTTATTGAGAACTTGTGA